CAGAGAAGTCAAATGCAGCAACGCCAAGGACCCAGGAAAACGCAGTACCTACTACCACCTTCGGATGTATGGGCCTTTCTGGGAGGTTCCGACCCGGGTCAAAAGAAAGCAGTACCCCGAAGTAAAACTCAAAAACGACCCGCTCACATATGACTTCTCCCTGGACTACTGTGGAGTGGGCGACTACTTCGGGTTTGAGATAGACGGTAACAAGCGTTTCCTGCTCGGGGATTACACCATAACTCATAACACCGAGACTATAGCCGTTGTAGTCGTGGGTTGCATGGTTCTTCTGCCTGCGCTTGCGGCCCACCTGACAGGTGACAAGCGGATCTCCAAGTTCAAGGATGGGTTGTGGGTGGGGATATATGGCCCTGGTTACGAACAAGCTGGCATCATGTGGAATCGCATGAAGTTACGCTTGTACTCGGACGCGTCCAAAGCAGCGTTGCTAGACCCTGACATCAATATAGATCTGTCGATCTCCAGGATGCAAAACATGGTCCTCCCAAATGGCTCGTTTTGCGACTGCGGTACCGCTGCACCACAAGCTCACATAGAAGGTAAGACATACCATTTGATCCTACTTGAGGAGTGCTATTCGGGTGCCACACCTCTCTGGACTCCCCAGGGAGAGCGCACCATCCAGGACATTGTCAGGAGCGGCTACGCCGGGTTTGTCCGCGCGTTGGACCACGGGACGGGCACGGAGACATGGGCGCAGGTTGAGGGCCTCCTAGAGCGTCCTGCGTTTGAAGACTGTTACGAACTGGTGTTCCAGGACGGGACAGTCATTGAATGCACTGGCCCACATCCCTTGTTTGTTGACGGTGTGGGCTACGTGAGTTCGAGTCAGCTTTACGAGAAAGCGCTGGAGCTACGGTCCGGATGGCTCTCTGGGGACATGGTCTCTGAGGTTGAATGCGATTCCTATGACCGTGCTGTCCAATGTGATTCGGGAATATGTATTCCCTTGCATGCGCTACAAGCTGAGCGAACCGAGGGACGCGGAATGCGTCATCTGCGAGAACCTGGTCATTCTAAAGAAACGGGGAACAAAATTCCCTTGTTGTTCATCCGAAGACTGTCGGAAGGAAATTATACGGAGAACAAACTTGTTAGCATCAAGAAAATACCACCGATCGAAACGGTCTACGACCTAAAGACTAGTCTGGGGAACTTCTTTGCCGGGGGCATCCTCGGTCACAATACACAAGATATCTCTAGTGATAAAATACGCTCAAGTATCCACCCCATGGCCTCTGCTACCGCTGGTACGATGGTCAAGATTGGCACATGCAACCGGAAAAAGAGTGAGTTCTACGAAGCGTGCCGCAGGAACAAGCGCCATGACATCAATAACGGCATGGTTCGATCTCGGAAGCGTCGTCATTTCCAGTACGATTACACCGTCTGTGAGAAGTACAATCCTAGATACAAGAAGTACGTAGCAAAAGAAAAGGAGCGCCTGGGGGAGGACTCCGACGATTTCAAGATGAAGTACCGGCTTCACTGGCTGCTAGAGCGCGGAATGTTTGTCAGTGACGAGTTGCTTGGCGAGTGTGGCATTATAGGGAAGGGCCTGAGTCTCTACACCACACGTGGATCGGGCCGTCGGACGAAAAAAATCGAGTTCACCCGTCCTCATGAGATAGTAACCTATGACTCTCATACTGAGGGTCTATGCTTCTCCATTGATGTTGGGCGATCCCCAAACTCTACGGTTGTCACTATAGGAAAACCGTTCTGGAATGGGCCCGTATCGTTGGCTGATGGCATTCGCTACCCCATCCACATATACAATTGGCTGGAGCTCCACGGGGATGACCATGAGGCGCAACATCCTCAGATATTGGCATTCCTGAAAAACTACCGTGTCAACCTGGGTGTCGTGGATGCGACGGGTAAGGGCGATCCGGTCTATTCACGCCTTGCTGCTGAGCTGGCTGAGTTTGGTGTCAGGGTGCTTCCCTTCATCTTCACCACGCAAAGCAAAGATGTTGGATACAAGGTCTTTCTTCAGGAGCTTCAGGCGCAACGCTTCACGTATCCCGCTGGCACACGCGCTACGCGGTTGGGGAAGTGGAAGCGCTTTCATCAGCAGATGACCGACGTAGAGAAAATCTGGAAGGGTCAACATATGATCGTGGGGAAACCCAAAGGCGTGGTTGACGCCAAAGACGATTATGCAGACTCGGCTATGATGTTGTGCTGGGTTGTCAACGTGTCTGCTGACATGGAGGCTGAACAGACTTCTAACCCGTTGCTAGGGCGGCTGACTCAATGGGCTCAGGCCGATATGCTCAAAAATGCAGGTGCATGGTACCGTAGCAAAATAGGCCCCTATCGACCTGTCAGGCCTCCCGCGCGTCCGAGCAAGAATGGGAAGTGGTAAATGGATTCGAAACCTTTGACGCTGCCTCAGATCGTCGAACTCGCTGCAGCGAATGAGATGGATGTTCGCAGGGACATGCGACGAGGCATACTGCCGTCAATGGAACCCGAGATTGTCAGGGAGTGGCTGCGTGAGAGATGGTCTCGCGCAGGTCGCAATGGTTTGGAGGTGTCGTGATGAGGAGTCCGCTATCTACTCATGCCAAGCTGAAGATCAGCGATGGGATGAAACTCGCCCACCAACGACGTCGCAATGCCAACGACCCAACGAAGGTCCGGATCGCAGAATTGGCGGCCAATTTCGCGCTGGGTCATCCCGACGGCAAGCCCCCAAACCGGGTCAGAAACTTTGGTGGAATCGGACCTGATGTCACAAAAGTTGTGCCCCAGAGTCGGGCGGATCGCCTCCAACAATTGAACGCAGACGCTGCGTCTCATCGTGCGAATGTGAACGAGACCGTTCGGAAGTTTGGTTTGATCCGGGCAGATCAACGCAAAGCGAAAATGATGGGCGAGAGCGGAGGTAATATTTCCCCTCCAGTTTCTCCAACACCGAGCAAACGAGACTTGAAACGTCGTCAACTCATGGACCAGAGGCCGGAGAGAATCAGTGTCGCATAATTTCGGCATCGGGCGCGGGCTCAGCGCTCCACAAGCTTCCTTCCAAGGGCTGTTTGACGAATCCCTAGCGATAGAACATCACAGGCGACTGGAGGCCTACAGACGCTTCTGGTTGTTCTACCTAGGGAAACATTGGACTCACATCCGAGACCCTGGTGACCCCACCATCACGCTCAATTATTCACGCCGAATTGTGGATATCCTGAGTGACTTTACGTTCAAAAAAGGCTTCAAGGTCATCATTCCAGATGACCCTACAACTGAGATTGATGAGAAGGAGGATCGGGAATTCGTACGGCGCCGATTAGAGGAAACCTGGCGCAAAAACCAAAAACAACTCTGGATGCTTGAGGCCGGCCAGGCTGGAGGTGTCACAGGTGACGTGTTTGTCCGCGTGTCGTGGGAGAAGAACGATCCGCTAGAAGACCCCTACTCAAGAGCGGACATCATACCGGGTCATCTGGTGTTCCCCGAATTCGGAGGGTCCGCGGGTGTGGACCGAAAGAAACTCAAGCGCGTCATCATCCTGCTCCCCGTTTTCGAACGCTTAAAAGAAGGGCAGGAAAGCGCACCTTCACAGGGTAAATTTCTCACTCGCAAAACCGCACTGAACCACAACCAGACGCAACGGTTGACGGTGATTGCGGAAGAGTGGACCAACCCAGAGATAGATTTGCAGGGGAATGAGATCAAGCCTGCGATGTTCCGACGGTACATCAATGGCGAACCGGAAGGCCCTGCAAAAGAGAACCCTCTAGGTGAAATACCTCTGGTCCACATCTCTAACTATCCGCTGACTGGAGAGTACTACGGGCTGTCTGACATCCTGGACGTGGTTGAACTCAACCGTGAGTTGAATGAGAAGACCACTGACATCAGTGATATAATTAATTATCATTCGTCGCCGGTAACGATTATAAAGGGGGCTAAGGTCAAGGACCTGGAGCGCGGCGCTAACAGGATGTGGGCTATTCCTGGAGATGCGGATGTGTTCAACCTCAAATTAGACGGTGACTTGGTCGCGGCTCAGACCCACTGGTCACAGCTCAAGGATTCGCTGCTTGAGATGGGGGGCGTTCCGGAGATTGCTCTAGGCAAGTTCCAGCCAGTCAGCAACACCACAGGTGTAGCTCTGGCGATCCAGTATCTGCCTATGATGGAGAAGCGAAATATCAAGGTCCTCACCTATGGGATGGGTTTACGGTTGATCAACCGGCTACTTCTGAAGACCACTGAGATAATGGATACGACGTTCGGGGAGAAGATGGACAAGTTGACTGGCGACAACCGATATCGGAATGATGTCGTGTTTCCCGATCCGATGCCAAACGATGAGATTGCTGAACTTGAGAAGTCACAAGCTCGGCTTGGATTAGGTCTTTCAACCAAGATGCGGGAACTTGAGAGGATGGGTATCTCTCAGGGCGAAGCCAAAAAGATCCTCACGGATGCGATGGATGAGGTTCAGGAGGAGAGCGATCGCATGTTTGACATGGCCCCTGGCAAGGGAGGCGTCCTGCAGCCGTCCCGAGGTGGGCCTGACGCAACGCGTGGCCAGAAGATCAGCGCCACCATTGGACAACGTGATCAGACACTCGGTCGTTAGTGCCTGTATTCGCGCCAGATAGCATCAAGAATATAGATCCAAGCGTGATGGATCGTGGTGATGCCGCGTTAGCGGGTTCGCGTGAAAAGCTGTTCCGGTCGTGGGTCAAAGAGTCTAGTGCCGTCCGGATGCCGCTCAAGCGAGCCAGCCGCGAGATACTCGCCAGTCTGGATACGGTCACCTTCAAAGCTGGACGGATCGATATCCGATCACGTGATGAGTTTCTACAGGTCGGATTCCGCGCCATTGATGACGCTGTAGACACGCTGGAGGACCAGCTAGACGTGGGTGTAGGACGCGCGGTACGTCGTGCTCAGCGCGCTCAGGTGGAACAGCTCAAAAAACTAGGCGTCAAGCCACTGTCGGCTAGCGAGAGGCGAGCGCTGCGCAGACAAGTCCTGTCTATGGTTGATGATGAGTTTCCCGTGGGATCTGGGAAAAGCGTCAAAGACAGACTGAGAGTATTGAGAGCTTCGCGAAAGGCACAGCTTCGCAAAGCGATCAATCAGCTAGCGCCACACAACAAGCTCCTACAGAGAGTCCGTAGAGACGTGGCTGGAATGCTTGCGGACAAGTTGCCTGGACCTGTCAGTGGGGGGAGCGCGGCGAAACATGCGCGGTTGTTTCTGGTTGCGGAGCAAACTCGTCTAGCCAACGAGATCGAGGTCCTAACCTTGCAGAGCGCCGGTGTGGACTTTGTATACTGGCGCTTGAATCCAGCACACAAATTCAACGGTCACGAGGTTTGCGAGTGGTTTGCGTCCAGAACAATGGGATCTACCGTTGCCGCCTTAGACCGGCAAAAGATTCCACCATCTTCTGTCGACGTTAGCGGCCTCTACATCGTTTCGGAGTATCCAGGGTACCCACATCCCAATTGCAAGTGTTTCCCCGAGCCCTGGGTGCCCTAGGATTTGATACGAAGGTGCTTCGGCGCTACTCTGGCGTCTGAATACTCGAAAAATCTAGGAGGCCACATGGGTAACACAAGCGCAGGAACGGTAGGAGCTCCCAACGAAGGTCAAACTGACATGGGTCGTGGCAACACGATGAACTTCAGTTTCTCGATGAGTGGTCGTAAGACCGGTCGTGTGAGTGCTGGAATCAGCTCTGGAGCCAACGGCGAAAGT